TGTTCCTGACCTACTGGTTCTTCGCGCTGGCCGTGGTGATCGGCCTGACCATCTGGGCGGCCGGACAGGCCCGCGGCGCGATGGCCGACTGTATCGACGCCACCTGCCGAATCACTGCCGGAGACGGCGGCCGGGGAACCGGATGCGTATTCGAGCGGTCCGGCGGCTACGTTCACATTTTGACTTGCGTCCACGTGGTGGAAAACGCGCCCACCGTGCAGTGCGAGTTCTGGCGAGACGGCCACAGATCACAGCCGATCACCGGAAGGGTCACCCGCCGAGCGCCGTCTGCCGACGCGGCCCTGGTCGTCATACCGGAGACCGCTTTCGGGGGCGTGTTGCCGAAGGTGATTCCCATCGCCCCGCGCGACTACGTGGTGAAGCAGGGCGAAACCTTGACTTCGGTCGGCTGTGCCAAAGGTGCCTGGTCGACCGGCTGGAAGGGCCACGCTCTGGGCTACGTCGAATCGGACCTCTGTTTCACTCCCACGCCGGCTAACGGACGATCCGGCTCGGCCGTATTCAACGCCGATGGCACCGCGATCGTCGGCCTCTTGCGGGCCAGACGTGAGGTGGCCGATTCGTACGGCATCGCCACGTCGCTTCAGGGGTTGTATGCGGCTTTCGGCCAAAGCAAAAAGCTCAATGCTCAAAGCTCAAAACTCACGGCCCCGACCCAATGCCCGGGCGGACAGTGCCCGATTCCCCCGCGTATCTCGCCGTATCGGTATCGACAGGACCGGCAAAACCAAGGGCAGAATCAACGTATCGGCCGGCTCGAAAGTACCTGGCCTACGCTGCCGAAGCCGTCGACGTCGACCACGATCGATCTCAGCCCGTTGGGTGCCAAGTTGGACCGCATCGGCGAAGGGCAGGACAAGATCGCCGAATTGCTGATCGAGATGCGAGGGAAAGCAGAAAGCGGAAAGCAGAAAGCAGAAGGCCCGGCGGCCGAAGAGGTTAAGAAGCAAGTCGCGGAGGCGAAAGAGGAAAGCAGCAAGCTTCGCCAGGCGGTGAGTAAACTGATCGGCGATCGGAAAACGTTGCACGCTCGCTTCGAGGCCCGCATCGACAAGGTCAAGAAGGAACTCGGTGAAGATGCGAGTAAACGCGAGATTGCCCGGGCGTATGCCAAGGACTTGGCTAAGGAAAAACTCGGCAGCGGTGCGCTGGGCCTGACCACCGGAAAACTGCTTAGCGGTGCCTTGGGAATCTCCGGACCGCTGGCGGCGGCGATCGCCGCGGGCTGCTGGTTCGTCTCCCGCCGGATCGGCCGTCGCGTTGGGGGCGATGAGTCGCTGCTTCACCGGGCGGTCGATCGAGTCAGCGACAAGATCGACGCCCTGAAGGATCGCGTCCACGGCGCAGCCGACGTCGAGCCGGACCTTCCCGCCCGAAAGGCAAAGAAATGAACGCCGGTATCTGGGGCATCGTGATCGGGGTGGTGGTGACCGTCGGCTTGGCGCTAGGTTCGTGGATGTTCATGGTCCACGCCAAGCTGGCGGAGATCGCCGCCCAACTGGCGGGCCTGGTCGAAAAGATCGGCGGAGCGACCCAGTCCAATCAGCAACTGTGGGCTTGTCACACCGATCACGAGGCCCGCATTGCCGTCTTGGAGGCTCAGCAAGAAGAGTAGCGAGGGACACATGAATAACGTAATCATGCGGGAGATCACGCTCACCGATACCTACCAGCCGCTTGCCACCGAGCAGACGGTCGTATCGATGACCGTCAATTGTCTGCCGACGAACGCCGGCAACGCGATCTTCAAAGGCGACGACGGCAGCGACGTGCCGTGGTTACCCGGCGAGTGGCACACCTTTTACCGGGTCGACCTGGCCGCGATCGAGGTCAAAGGCACGCCCGGCGACAAGATCACCCTGATTGGAGGTACCTGGTAATGGGTTACGGCGCTACCGGTTCCGGCGGAGCGATCAGTGCGGACATCATTCTGGCCGACGTCGAGGCCATCGTGGAGGGCATCGCCGGCGAGCCCGGCTCAGATGCCACGCTCGGCGATCTAGACGGTCTGTTGACCGACATCAGCGGGTACTTGTCCAGTAGTACTTCCGGTTGGCTCTACGAATTGGTGCAGTATCTTTCCGGCTCGATGTCCGGTCCGCTGTCCAATATGGAAGACTTGCTGGACGGCTCGGACAGTTATGGTCCGCTCTACGAATTGGTGCAATATCTGTCCGGCAGTTCCGTCGGTCCGCTGGTCGGTATGGAAGACGTGTTGGACGGCACTACCAGTTCCGGGCCGCTCTACAACATGGAGCAATACCTCGCCGGTAATTCCTCCGGACCGCTAACCACCATCGAAGACCTGTTGGACAGTACCACCAGTTCCGGCCGGCTTTACGAATTGGTGCAGTATCTGTCCGGTTCGCTTTCCGGTCCGCTGACCAACATCTACAGCGAGTTGCAAACCATTCGCGCGCAGACCGACAAGCTGACGTTCGACGGCAGCAACAACCTGCACGTCAACGTCAAGGTGTCGGTGTAATTCACTTCGCTTTCACGAAACAAACATAGGAGCCAATCAAATGGCAGACTTCGAGATCGCGACCCTCAACGGCGAAAAGGTCGTCTTGGCCCCCGGCGATCGCATCTTGCGGCAAGACGACTTGCAGGCCCTGGCGGACAAACAGCAGGCCGACATCGACGCGGTGGCCGCGGCCAAGGCGCAACTCAACGCCGGCGATGCCGAGGCGGTTGCCGACCTGGTTTTGCAGACGGCCGATCGCCTGCAAAACCGCGTCCAGGCCACTCGCGAGCGTGCCGACGCCTTGGAGGTCGAGCGGGGGAAGCTTGCCGGCGGCGATCAGCCGACGATCGACAACCTGGTCGGCAAGGCCGTCGAGAGTATGTCGCGGCGGATCACGCGCTTGACCGCGGCAAAGGACCGCGTGGCCGACCTGCTAAACCAACTCGCTACGGCCGCGGAATAGCAGCTTCCCGCCGGCGGCGAAATCATCATCACGAAATTGAACATGAAAGGGAACAATTGTGGGTGCTTTTTTGATGGGCAAAGATTGCAAGCTCTATTACGGCACGGCCGGCGAATCGGCCGTAGGCAACCTGACCGAGCTTGAAAAGGCTAAGGACGTGAAGCTCAACCTGGGGGCCGGCGAGGCCGAAGTGGGCACCCGCGCCAACGGCGGCTGGGAGGCGTCCGCGCAGACCCGCAAGACGCTCAGTATCGACTTCGATATTCCGGTCGACACCAGCGATGCGGCCTACACGGCGATCAAGGCGGCCTATTTGGCAGGCACCATGATTTGCCTGGCGGCACTGACCGGTGCCAACGACGCGGCCGGTTCGGAAGGTCCGATGGGCGATTTCGCCATCATCGACTTCCCCCGCGAAGAACCGCTCGGCGACGAAGCGACGATTTCGGTTACCGCCAAGTTGCACAGTTTCACCGAATGGTGCGTCGTTAGCGTGTAACCAACACACTCGCCGCGCCTCTCCCGCCACGGCGGCGACGCGCATCAAGGGCGAGTTTTTTACAAGCTTACCCGTAGAGGGATAATCAGACCATGAAAACGTTTACCGACAACGCCGGCCGGACCTGGACGATCGCCGTCAACACGGCCACCATCAAGCGGTGCCGCGACTTGCTGGATATCGACCTGCTGTCAATCCTCGACGACAAGGCCGATCTGCTCGGCCGGCTGGTGACCGATCCGGTCCTGCTGTGCGACGTGATCTACTGCCTCTGCGAATCGGAAGTAGAGGCGAAGGGGATCGGCGACGAAGATTTCGGCTCCGCGATGGCCGGCGATGCCATCGAGCACGCCACCAATGCCTTTTTGGAGGCCCTCTCGGATTTTTTCCCCGGCCGGAAGCGCCGAGTGATTCAGAAGGCGCTTCAGAAGCTGAAGGAACTGGAGACGGCCGGGATCGAGATGGCGGAGACGCGGTTAGAGAGTCCGGAACTGGATCGCCAGTTGAAGGCCCTGCTCAGCGAGCCTGGCGACTCATCTGGGAACTCGCCGGCATCGTCGGCGTCGACCCCGGGCCGCTAACGCTTCGCGAACTGGTCTGGATGGCTCGCGGTCGCAACGAAGCCGAGTGGGACCGAACAGCGTCCGTCCTGGCCATGTTGGAGAATTGTCATCGCGACCCGGAAAAGTCTCGCCCGGTCCGGCCGGCGGATCATCATCCGTACCACCGGAAGGCGAAACAGCCGGAAGGGATCGTGATCGACAAGAGCAACGTCGGCCTGATGCGCGAGGCGTTCGTGGGGAAGTAGCATGGGGATCTCCAAGCGACTCAACGTCAGCCGCATGTTGGGCGGCGGAGGATCGTTCGGTGGAAAGTCGCGACGCGGCCTGTTCGAGGTCCAATGGTTCTTCGACAAACAGAAGGTAATCGGCCAGACCGACCGGCAAACTCGGCAAGTGCTGAGCCGCTTCGGTGCCTTCGTCCGCCGTACGGCCAAGAAGAAAATCAGACGAGCCCGGCAAAAGAAGGTCGACGAACTTTCGCCCGAGGAGATGATTCGCTACCGCCGGGCTCAACGGCGATTCAAGCAGGGAAAGGGGCCGAAACCGAAGCGCCCGCTGGCTTCGTCGAAGCCTGGAGAACCGCCGCGAAGCATTACCGGCCTGCTGAGAGACAAGATTCTCTTTTGGTACAGCCCGGCCGAACGCTCGGAAACCATCGGGCCGGCCACATTGCGGGCCAAGGGGGATATTCCGGGCGTTTTGGAACACGGCGGAACGACGCGATTGCCCAACGGCGAAACGGTAGAGATCGAGCCCCGCCCCTACATGGGGCCCTCCCTGGAAGAAGAGCTTCCCAAACTGCCCGGTATGTGGACCAACAGCGTGCGATCTTCGACGTGAGGTAATTCGATGGGGAAAAAGATCAACGCCGGCGCCGCGATGGTGAAGGTGTACGCCGACAATTCGGCCCTGATTCGCGGTTTGAAGGGGGCTCAGCGCCGCTTGCGAGCCTTTGGCGGTGCGGTCCGCGGCATGGGCCTGAAGATGATGGCCGCCGGTGCCGGTTTAATGGCACCCCTGCTGGCCGCCGTCCACCAGTTCATGACGGCCGGGGACGCCCTGGACAAGATGAGCGGCCGCGTGGGCGCTTCTGTCGAGTTTCTGTCGGCCCTTTCCCACGCCGCCCAACTCGGCGGCACCGACATCGACTCGCTGGAGAGCGGGATCAAGCGTTTGCAGCGCACGGCCTACGATGCCGAGCGGGGCCTGTCGACCGCCGTCGAGGCCTTTCAGGAACTCGGCGTGGAAGCGAAGGGCGCCGACGGCCGGCTCAAGCAGACCGAGCAACTCTTCATGGAGTCGGTAACCGCGCTGTCGAAGATGACGGACCACACCAAGAAGGCCGCCCTGGCTCAGGTTATCTTCGGCCGCGCCGGCACCAAGCTTCTGCCGATGCTCAAAGACGGCGCCGGCGGCCTCAGTGCGATGATGGAAGAGGCTCGCAAACTGGGCCTGGTGATGAGCACCGAAGACGCCCAGAAGGCCGCCGTGCTCACCGATTCCTGGACGAAGCTGAAAAACTCCCTGAAGATGGCCGGGATACAGATCGGCTCGGCACTGGCGCCGGCGCTGACCAGTCTGGCCGACAAGATCACTCAGAACATCCGGCCGATCATCGATTGGATCAAGGAAAACGGCCAGTTGATCGTTACCGCCCTGAAGGTGGCGGCCGTGGTAACGGGGGTCGGTGTGGCGATCGTCGCCGTCGGGGCGGTCATCTCCGGGGTGGGCGCAATCTTCGGCGCCCTGGCCACCGCCGTTTCCGTCGCCGGTACGGTTTTGGGCGTTATCGGCACGGTACTCGGTGCTATTTGTTCGCCCGTCGGTCTGGTCATCGCCGCGGTTACCGCCGCGGCCGGGGCCATCCTCTACTTCTCCGGTGCCGGCGGCAAGGCCATCGATTGGCTATCGGAAAAGTTCGGCTGGCTCAAGGGTGTATTTACCAAGACGCTGGGCGCCATCGGTTCGGCCCTGGCAAAAGGCGACATCGGCTTGGCCGCCCGGGTCCTGTGGTCGGCACTGAAAATGATTTGGCAAAAGGGGCTCGCTGTTCTGAAGCGCATGTGGGTCAAGTTCAAGTTCACCACGGCCCAAGTGTTCACGAACACGTGGGCTGGTATTCGCAAGATTTGGGTGGAGTCGTCGGCCAAGGTGCGGACCGCCTGGGCCAAGACGATCAATACGGTCATCGGTCTGTGGGAGAAAGCGAAGCATCTGATCGCAAAAGGCTGGACCTACATCGCCGAGAAGATCAAGGGTACGTCCGATGCGAAAATCGCCGAAATGATGTCGCAACGCGACCGCACGTTTCACAAGGAACAGCGCGAACGCGAAGAGGCCGACGAGAAGGAGATCGCGTCCATAGCAAGTCAGCGCGAGAAGCAAGTAAGGATCATCGAAGATACTCGCGACGCGGCACTGCTCGAATTGGACAAGGAAAGCGACAAGGAAGCGGCCCAGGCCGAGCGGAAGTTCAATGAGGCCAAACGCGAGTGGCAGAAGGCGGTTGCCGAGGCCCAGGAAAAGGGTGTCAAGGGCGGGAAGCGCAAGATGCCCGAAGAGGGCACGCCGGAGTATTACGCGCGAGTCAATAGCGGCCTGGTACCTGCCACGGTCCGCGGCACCTTCAACGCCATGGCGGCGCGTAGTCTTGGCGCTCGCGGATCGGAAGAACGGATCGCTAAGGCCACCGAAGAGACGGCCAAGAATACCCGCGCGCTGCTGAAGAAGGGGATGAAGAGCGACGCGCCGACCTTTGTTCGCGCGGCCGTTACGTAACGGGGATGAATCGACCGCGAAAGAACGCAGAGAACGCAAGGAAGGTGTAGAAAAGCATGCCGGTTGTTGCCGAAAAGTTCGGTTCGCGAAGTTCGACGGAGAGCGCGGAGAATCCGTCGATCGAATTGCTGTATAACATCTACGGCACGAACGACGACCTCTTGGCGAAGTTTCATCTGGCCGCCGCGTCCCCGCTGACTTACGACGGGCTGTTCCGCCAGAGCTACTCGATATCCCAGGTCGGCGATAATCTCTGGGAAGGCGTCGTTCCGTACGGCACCGAGAAACCGCCCGAGACGGGCGATTCTTCCTACTCGTTCGACACCGGCGGCGGTACTCAGCATATCACCCAGAGTATCGAGACGATCCAGAAAAAGGCCCCGCCGGGCAAGACGGCCCCCGATTTCAAGGGCGCCATCGGCGTGACCACCGACAGCGTCGAGGGCGTGGACGTCGTTACGCCGGTCTACAACTGGACCGAGACCCATTTCATTGCCAACGACGCGGTTACGCAGGCCTACAAGGCGAAGCTGTTCAACTTGACCGGCCGGGTGAACGACGGCACCTTTCGCGGTTTCGCTGCCGGCGAAGTGCTCTTCCAGGGCGCGTCCGGATCGAAGCGGGGAAAAGACGACCACGAGATCACGTTTCGCTTCGCCGCCAGTCCGAACGTCACCAGCCTGACGATCGGCGACATCACGGGGATCGACAAAAAGGGCTGGGAGTATCTCTGGGTCCGCTACGAAGACAGCGACGACGCCACGGCAAAGCGGATGGTGAAGAAGCCACTGGCCGCCTACGTCGAGAAGGTCTACGAGGACGGCGATTTTTCCGAACTGGGCATAGGGACCTGATCGATGGAGAAGGTAAAACCCGGCGATCCGTTCCGAATGACGGCCGAGACGTTCAATACGTTTGTCGACGCCGCCCGGGACTTCAAGATGCGCCAGCAGGGCGGCGGCGCCCGGCCGCTGCGCGAGACGCGGCAGCCGGGGATCGTGCTGGTCAAGAATGACGACGTGTTCGACATCGAACGCTTCGAGGCCATGCGTATCGAAGATTCGATGGTCATCTCGCCTACCGATAATCTGATCGAGTTCAAGAACCGGCCGGTGCCCAAGTGCAAGGGGATCGACGACAACGCCCACATCGGCCGCTGGGTCATCGCTCAGGAACCGATTCCGGCCGGCAAATTCGGCCGGGCCTGCATCTCCGGAATCACGCCGGCCAAGATCGACGTCGGCTACGCGGGCCACACGCACGCCGACGCGGCCGATAAGTACGACTCCGGCAGCAAACTCCGCAGCGGTTGGTACGGCGCCGCCGAAATCCTCTGGAAGCAGTCGGGGACTGGCGAAAAATGGGCCGTCGTACGGCTCGGCACACTCGCCCCCTGGCCCATCCGCTTCGAGTTGAAAGACGCGATCTATCCCGGCAGCGACGATCCGGAAGCCTACCTGGTCGACGAATTCGGTGCCGTGCAAACCGGTTGCACGTTCGAGGTTTACGATCCGTTCGGCTATTCCGGCGCCTCCACCGGGGCGAAGTATCAGGGTCGCGGCAAAAACCAATACTCATCGCCGCACAATCAGGGCTCCCGCGGTCTGGCCATGCCGCTGCGCGACGGGCACGAACTGGACAAGCTGGCGATCATCGACCTGACGCCGCCCGCGGAGATCATCCAGGGCGAGATCGTTTCGGATTTCACCACCGCCGCGGGCGCGTTTTCGCTTACCAACGTTACCGTGCTGAGTCCGCAAAACGGGCTCATCGTCCGCCAGGACCCGGGCAGCAACATTACCGTCAGCAATACGTTCGGCTGGCGCGGCAAAGCGGGCGATACGGCGATGGCGATTTGGGCCGGCGGCACCACGTGGCGGGCCCTGCAAGTCGAGTGTTCGTGACGGAGGCACCAAATGCCAGGCTACCCGTGCAACTGCGGCGCGTGTCTCTACTGCATCAACGGCGTGATGTCCGATCAGTTACAGGTGGTCGTCTCGGGAGTGGCCGACGCGGGCAAATGTCCCGAGGGTGAAGACTGTTCCGGCCGCAACGATACGTTTGTTCTCGACCCCGACGGCGCGACCGATTTCCCGGGCCAGAATTGCGGCTACAGTTACCTACTGGCCGATCCCGAGTGCCGGCAGTATTCCAACGCCGATCTTCTCGTCACGGCCGAATTTGTCACCGACTATAAGCTGGAGGTCAAGATCATGCTCACCGGCAGCGGCGGTTATCCTGTATACGGCACCGCTCTCTTCCGCAAGACGTACGGCGCGGAGATCGCGTGCGATAACCTCACCAACGTCGACGTGCCGTACGTTTCCCAGTCCGGCCTGGGCTGCGACTACTCCGGCGCCACCGTCACAGTAACCTCCCTCTGACCAGCTTTCAGCTTTGAAAAGATGGATTGTCCGCTAGAACTCATCGCCGATCGTTGGACCTGTCCGCAATGCGATTGGGTCTATCCGCTTCAGGCGGAAAGGCCGCCCCGCCGCAACTGTTCCAATTCGCCCGACCTGGCCGAGGCCGCCGAACGTCTGAGGATTTTTCCCGTCGACGTGCCCTACTTCGCGCAGGCCTTGGCCCGCTGGACGCGAGCCGGTTTCCCGGTCCGGGGCGCCGGCGACATCGAGTTCATCGCCAACGAACTGTGCGGACCCTGCGAATTCAACCGCGGCGACCGCTGTCAAAAGTGCGCCGGCTGCAAGAACAAAAAGCGGCTACCGTTGGCTAAGAAGATCAGGATGGAGACGGAGGGGTGTCCGGAGTGGAAGTGGTAGGGCAGAAAAGAAGCACAACCATCGTTTACCTAGCCCCCCCCGAGGGCTACTGTCCCCGGGAGATCGGACACCTATATTTTTCGCATGCTCAGGTTTTTGGGTAGTCCAAGACAGTATTAAGAAGGTGTCGCCGACAGCCGATAACATACTGCTCTTTAGCTTTCACAGGAAAAATCGCTAAACTAAAATGGTATCGTCAACTCCTCGTAGTGTACACGCGTGCGGGTACTGTATACAATCGTGGTAGGAGGTCGCTACAAAATGGCAAGCATTCTCAGTATCGTAAGGCGCTGTCTTCACTGTGAAACCGATCTGACTGATGTGGTGTCCCCGGCGTCATATCGAGAGAATCCGTTTTGCTGCGGATGCCTTTCGGATCGTCTTGAAGCTGTGAGGAGGCAAGTCGGCCTAGTTGAAAACCGGCAGGATGGCCACTATTTAGTTGCTATCCCAATTCAGCAAAAAGGCTCTTAAGGTAACGATTCGCTTCCGTGAGCGTTACATTTGCACGCCAATCGGCAGTGCGATACCTGCGTCTCCCACTGTTATCCGAAAAAATCTCGACATTCCAGCGTCGTCCGCCGGCGTGCTTCAGGTCTACAACCAGGGTGGCCACGCTGAGGTGTTCTGACCGCCAAGAGACTTCACCATCTGAGAAGGTGCGGACTTCCCAGTCTCTGGTGAATTCTACCCTTCCAAGCTCCTCGGCGAATTCTACCGCGCTTTGGTAGCGGTCACTTGGATTTACTGCCATCGCCTTACGAATGACGGTTCGCAATCGCCTCGGTACGTGAGGCAGAAAACGGTTTCGCTGTGGAAAAGTGCCCGCGATTGTGCGCTCTTCTCGTTCCGTTGGAGAGTTTGGACGCTGAGCATCGAAACATTTATCACCGTTGACGGCACGATAGAGCGTCAAGCCCGCCTGGTAGACATCCGACTGGACGATACCTGCGCCATCAAAGCACTCTGGTGGGATTGAATCGACGTACATCGGTGGGCGTTGAGTCACCCCCGTCGGTCCAATCGCCCGAGTTTGGCCAAAGTCTGCGACCATCGCATGCCCGTTCACAGAGAACAATATGTTGGACGGCTTCACGTCAAAATGGATGAAGCGATTTATGTGAATACTCGAAAGTCCAGACAGCATGTCTTGACCAATACGGATTACCTCTTTCGGCTGGATGGGATTCGCTGCCGTAAGGTCACGTAGTGAACCCTTCTCGAAGTACTCCATCGCAAGGCAGATTTTATCCGGCGTCTGGAACGCGCACTTGATTGGCACGACATTTTCATGAGCCACCCGATACATGGTTTTGGCTTCGTGGAAGAACGCATCCACATCTGGAAAGTTGTCCTTGGGGATCTCCTTGACCGCAATCTGGCCACCAAGTTGCGGATCGTGAGCGAGAAACACGTGCGAATTTCGCCCTTGCCCCATGCCAATCTCTCTGATTCGCGTGTAGGTGATTTCACCCCTGACGTCCATCTTTCGTCTCCTCTTCTCCAGCCAGGGCTGCGGCTGCTGTCAGAATGGCTTCGCGCCGGTTAGTGGGCTTACCATTGAGATCGATGCCACGAATCTCGCCAGATTCAAGATAGCTCTTCGCGCGACGAGAGCCCAGTCCAGCCGAAATTGTCCCAAGTGTCCCCGTGAGTACCGGAACATTCAGAGAAGCGGCCGCTTCGACAACAACCCCTTCAATGCGGGCGCGAGCATACATACTCGCGAGGACGTTCGGTTTCAGCTTGTGTCTCAGGAAAGTCTCGGCGTAACGGACCGCGACATGATCAACGGCGTACTCTTCGATTAGGGTTCTAACTCTCTTGCGGTACCACGCGAGTTGAGCAGAAACATCATATGTCTTTGGAGCACTGAACTTGTCATCCGCCACAAGAACAGGCTGTTCGGGCGTTCCTTCTACCACGGACCAGTGGACCTTATCTTTCTCGACACGTACACCTATGGCCCTCATAACAAACCCTCTTTTTGCGTTTACGTCTGCAACTTTGGAAACTTGAGCAATTCGCGTGCCGAGTCAGAGGCTGCCAAAACACGACCTGGGAAGGAAATGTTGGGGGGCAGGGTAATCCAGGAAAGCATCTAGCGAGTCTAAGCCTGCCAAGTTGGCAGGGTGCTCAAATGTCTTCGGTACCCTTCAAATCGCCAAATACCCCCGCTGGATACCTCACCCGCCACACATCCCACACGCCCGCCCTTCGTCCGGTCCGCACGATCGGCCCTTTTTCGTCTTCTGATAGTACCGGCAGCCGGAGTTGTGACGTACGTTGCTGGACGTATTCAACCAGTAGCCACCCGCAACTACCGGTGTCTTTTTTCTGTGGGCCGCCCGCCACTGCCGTGGCGAAACCGGCGACTCGGCGGCCCACAGGCCCCGCCCGTTCGCGCGGGCGTCCTTCTCGGCTTCGGCCAGTGTCTTCGAGTTGGGACTGTATCGCCGAAACCACCAGGCGTGCCCCCGGCGGACCATCTCGACGTTGACGCACTTGCCATCGATCCAGATCACGCCCAACCCGCGGCCGTATCGGTCCTTTCCCTGGGGCACGATCCGGACCGTCTTGCCCAGCACCATCGTCCTTAGCGCGGCGGTCGCCTTCTCACCGTGCGGTTGGCCGGCCTCCGGCGCGTCGATACCGCTCAGCCGCACTTCGTAGCGACGCGAGCCGATAGACACCATCACCCCATCGCCGTCGACGACACGCTCGACTTTCGCCGAGAACGCCGGCGAAGCGGCCGGCAAGTTGGCCGCAAAGAGTGCAACGGTCGCGAAACCGATCGCAATCGCCGCCGATGTTCGTGCTGGTCTGACCATCGGGCGTTGCCCTCAAAACTTCTCTCGGCTGCCATCGGAATATATGACGTCCGTGGCTATGAATTCGATCCGGCATTTTCCGCCACGGAGAATTGCGGTGTGGTGGGCAGTTCCCCACACCACTTCTTTCACGACCGCGCTGCCTTTGGCCAACGGCTCTTCCAGCGTTATGCCTAGGCCGCCCCCTCCGACAAGATCCCCGAATTGGTCGTGAACGTAAATACTGCCCTTCGCCGCATCGACGTCCTTGCCGGAAATATTCGTTAGTCGGAATTTCAATCTTGTGCTGATACTGCCTTTCTCGTCTCCAATGTATTTCGCGCGAAGGATGTGTTTTCGCCACGGATCATCTTCCGGTTCGCTAGCCGATTCGGTTTCCGGGATGCTATCGAACTCCGCCTCGAAGCTTTTCGCAATCCCTTCTGCCACTTCCACCATCGTGCTGGCAATTTGATGCTTCAGGTGCTCGCGGCCAACAAAATACCCGGCCACCAGGCAAATCAGCGCGACGGTAATCAGCAGGCACCAGTACGCCCCGGGAACGGATTGGGCGCGCCGGCCGTGCCGGTCGGAAAGGGGCGACGAATACGCCGGCTGGCTCGGAGCGGTTTCGATTGCCGGAACCACTTCGGACGCTTGGGGAAGCAGGATCATCGGGAAGGTTCGGCCGCAATTCGGACAGGCCACCTCTTGGCCGGCCAATCGTTCGTCATACAGCACCCCGGCACCGCAATGAGAACAAGCAGTCTGACTCATTTTTCATGCCTCTATGAGTTCGATTCCTGTTGCTCCCCAAACTGACGTTACAAGCAATAGCCGCTGTTCTTGTCGCCAACCATTTGTTAAACGTTATATGGAGTAAGTGCTTCGAGACGAATCGAACTTCTCAAAGGCGCGATAAATTATTCCACTCCATCGGGCCCAGGTATCCATATCGCCAGGGTCCATAGCACGATCACGACGACAGAAAGCAGCGCGCAAAAGAGTGTTGTCCATGACAGACTGCTTGTCTTGGAAACGTCAGAGCCGATGTCGACGTCGACGTCAGCGTAGAGATTAATAAGTTGCTTTCGTTTCTTGTTCAGCGTTTTTCCAACAAACAAGAAGCCCGCAGTGGCAAAGATGCCGACGATGATGTTCCCGATACAGACTACGCTTCTGAAGCGGCCGGAGTTTTCAAAGGCGAAGGTGAAAGAATAAGCTGTTATCGCAAGATACACTAAGACGCCGCGCACGCCAAAGTCGGCGACGGCCTTGATCCCTTGTTGTAGCGAATCGATCACACGAAATGTCTTTTCATCACTATCCATTTCGGACCTTCAACCTTCTTGACTTCAGTTGCGAACACATCACTTATCAGATGCGTGAAACGAAAACTACGCCGATCCCAAAGATAATTAGGCGGTTCATATCTTTGCCGCTTCTTGTTAGGGACCGCGAAACTTCAATAGACTTGCGATTGCCAACAAACGCCAAGAACTTCAGAGCAAGTAGAACTTCGCTGCATACCGCTGCATACCCGAGATTATCGGAAATCGGTTGCCCCCACGCAAGGGTTGACGGTAGTTCACGCGTCCCCTTTATTTTTCCCAGGGCGTCTTGAGAGAAATAGGCCCAGGACGCCCCGCGGAAAAGACGCGCCGACACCGCCTGCCCCTGCTACGTGCCGGCGCTAAGGCCGTGCATGTAGTGCCATCGGCGCATACCGACAGCGCACAGCCCTACATACGTAATTGCAAACACCGCGAAGAAAAGCGCCAGCGAAAAAAAGGAACCCGCGAACTCTTTCTCAGGGGGTTGCGGGTTCCAGGAGAACAGACCGGCCGAGCAGCTACGCAGGCCAGCCTGGCCATCTTTAGCATAGTTTGCGGCCAAAATAACCGCAAGCATTTGGCCGATCTCTCTGTAGAATTCTTTTGGAAGCAGACAGAGACGAGCCCGCGGTTTTCATTTTCCACAGACCGTCTTGAGAAAAATAAGCCCGGGCCGGCCGTCAGATACCGACGCCCGCGATTCGCATGTGGGCCATATCGAGATTGAGCCCGTCGTCCGGCCGGCGGATCGGGCGATCATGCCTTTCGGCACCGGCGGGCGCCGCGGCCGGATGTATCCGGTCGGTGCCAACGCCATCAACGACCGCACCATCGGTGAAAGTGCCCAGGGCCTGGCCGATTTCGTCAAGTTGGTCAATCCGGGCCGGTCGCTTTTTCTACGCGGTGGCCTACGACACTCGCCATCAACCCCGACACTTCGCCGAACTGTGCAACCGGATCATGGCCGCGGCCGGGTTTGCCGTTTATTTTCTCGACGGCTATCGCAGCACGCCCGCGCTGCCCTTCGCCGTACACTATAAGAACTGCGACTGCGGTATCATTATTACGGCCAGCCACAATCCGCCGGCGAACAACGCGGTGAAGATCTACTGGTCCACCGAAGCGCTGACGGCAGATCGGCGCCGACCTTATCCTGGCCACCGATCCGGATGCCGACCGGCTGCCGGCGCCTTTCGGACCGGCGGCCTGAGAAGTCTTCAACAGTGATTCCAGTTCGAGGGCCACTTATCAATCCTTTTTTGCCGAAATCTTAGTAGCCGCTAAACAATCGGACAAGACGCTCGCTGCCAGGGCAGGTTATCCTTCAGGCGGTGCCGAAAAACGCGACGAAAAAACTTTCACGAATTGTCGCGATTGCGATGAAAGGGTAGACAAAACTACTTGACAAACGCTTAGCGATTTGGCACGATAACGGTAACAGGAAAAGGGGACGTCCAGACGGCAAACCAGTAGGCATGGGGCCCGCTGAAATTTGCCGCCAGGTTTCGACGCGACGGGCAGAGTAGAAGAAGCATCCTCTTGGCGGCAGCTTTCGTGGGTCTCTAACCCGCCCCGCCGGGGCCTCATTTTCGGGGCCTCTTACTAGGACGTAGAAAAACAGGGAGATACTATCGCCCGAGCAAGAAAAAAGGTGGACCCGCGCAAACCCTTGGCAGGAACGCGGGTCCGGGTGGGAGGCAAGCCTTCGAGAAGGTTGCCCCTCAATCTGTCAGCATAGCTTGCAGGTACAGAGGCGGCAAGCATCTCGAAGGCCCTCCCGCGAATTTTTGCCAAAAAAGCACAAAGTGGCAATTTCGTGGGTTGACAGGATGCTATACATCTGTATACTTTATGCCATCGTTACAACCGAATCGGCCTGGGTGCCGCCGGTGCCTTGCTGTGGCGGAGCCGCACCGTGGATCAGGGCACTTACCCAAATTAACACGATGAAACGGGGCCTCTTCCGAGAGATCGGGCTTGCCAATCTGGCGATTCCGAGTACACTCAAGCGCATACAAAACCCGACCAGTGCGCTAACACCGGCCGGGTTCCTCCACAAAGCATCCAAGACATGGACAGGACCCATGCAAGGAAGCTCTGCTTCACTGGCTTCAATCGGTCTTCCTGACCGCACCGCCGCCTTCTGGCGACACATATCTACGGGAGGGTACGTCACCCCATCCGTTCGGATCACGAATAGGTTCTACAATGAGAGCTTCTACATGTACCAGGAAACGCCGCTTGCCCAGATCGGGCAGAAGGGAGGGCGTATGAGAATGTGTGCCTAAGCTAAACGGGGGCCGCCTGAACGACCCCCGCTAACTTTCGTTGCTGAACGGCGTTGCGGTTGGTGACCCCTTGCCGGACAGCAGTTACGCAAAGGACCGCCAGACGGCCCCGCGTCAAGTGTACGTAATGATAGCGGTGTCGGTGGCGTCTGTCAACCGGTTTTGACGGAGAATTACCGATGTCCCGCAGAAAACACCCGTTTGAAGACACCCCCCAAAGGGTGCAAGTAGGCCTCAATATTCCGTGCGACTTCCTGTTGGTCGAATGGCTGCCGGTTATTTTCAATCAGTCGAAGTCCTGGGTTCAGGATCACATCCTATATCCGTGCAACTCCAAGACGAAGGCGCCGATTCGTGACCCGCAGACTGATGAGGTCGTATTGGGCCCGCCGGTAGCGAAGTTCGGCAACAAGCACATTATCGTTCGCGAGGACCTGAAGACGTGGGTTCAAAAGCATGCGCAACCGCTCGTGCGATCCACGTGGTCGGAACTCATCAAAGCGGAGGGAAACCATGACAAGAGTAAGGAGGAAGACGAAGGCTAACCTGTTCTACGAATTTCGCATATCGGTCTATCGGCCGAAGGCGGCGCGGGGCTACGTCATTCGTTATGACGATCCCGACACGGGCCGTCGCTGGAAGCGTACGCGTCTTACGCGCAAAGCCGATGCGGAAGATCAAGCCGAAGCTTTGGTCCGCGCCGTCGACGAAGGCCGAGCCGAATTGACCTGGGATGAGTTCTGCGAACTCTACGGTTCCCAGCACATGGCAAACCTATCGTCGGATCACATCGAGATGTGGAGCACGACCCGCCGGTGGATCAAGGAATACTTTCGTCCGCGGCCCCGCCTGCTGGCCGACCTGTGCGATGCCAAGCGAATCCTACGGTGGCAGAACCGGCTACGAAAGGCCCGTTCTTTGTCCGACACGAGCGTTGCCCGCTATTCGTCCTATGTTCGTGCGGCGCTCAATTGGGCGTACCGCCTGGAGCTAATCGGCCGGGTGCCGGCGATTGCCGTGGGAAGCACTCGAAGCCGAGGGGGCGCGATTTCGCTCGCTGATCTGGACGCCATGTGCGAGGCTACTCGGGAATTGCGCCCTGGCGACTACATCCACATCCAAAGATTCATGCGGGGGCTCTTCTGGTCTGGCCTACGGCTGGACCAACTCCGTCGTTTATCCTGGGACCGTGGTTCCCACTTGTGGCTGGACGGCTCCAGGGACATTCCGGTCATCTGGATCAGTTTCAGCGGGGAAAAGTCCCGTCGCGACGAAAATCGCTACGTTCTACCCGAATTCTGGGAGTTGGCTTGCGAGTCGGCGATAAGGCGGGGGCCGGTCTTTCCTGTTGCCGGTCGTTCCGGCCAGATGGCCAAATCAACGCTAGGCCACATCATTTCGGACTGTGGCCGCAAGCTCGGCCTGGTGACCGATCCGGAAAGCGGCAAGTGTGCCAGTGCCCATGATATGCGGAAGGGATGTTCTGCCGTGCTGCACGAACGATACGGCTACACGACCGACGAAGTCCAACTGTTTCTGGGCCACTCGGATATGAAGGTAACGCAGAAGCATTATCCACCCGTCAAGGCCATGCAACTCGCCGCCCGAGCCTGGCACAAAGACGACTCAGGTGGCGCCACAGGTGGCGCGCCGGAAAAGCCGTCTGATGGCACTGAATAAGCGAAGGGCTCTAAGTATAGATTGTCAAAGAGCATAAGAAAGCGGAGGGCAAGGGACTCGAACCCTCAACCGGCAAGCCGGCACCTGATTTCGAGTCAAATGGATTGGGTGGATTCGCGTGCGACTTGGGGCCCGAGTTCGCGTGCGAAAGGTTTTTCTTGTAAGCAGTTAACGTTTGACACTGCATAAAGATGCGCTCCAGGTGGCGCATTGGGTGCGCGCCATTCGCCACCGCAAGGAAACGCTACGGCATGAAGCCGTGGCGTTTCTCATTTCTTGGCACCCCCGCCAAAGACGGTATTGGCAAAAATTCGCGTGCGACCGGCGTGCGACTTGGAGAGCTATTTCGTGTGCACTTTTCTAAATGGCCCGAATTCTCCGAAATCGCTGGTATGGTTAAACGCAACGCGAGCGACACGCCCGCGGACAACCAACCTCAACCAAAAGGAACTTACCAATGCCGAAAACCAAACAAGAGTGCCGGATCAAGGGATGTACCGGAAAGGTACACACGCGCGGCGTTTGCTTCCGCTGCTACCGGGCGGCCTATCGCCTGGTTGAGCGCGAGCAGACCACCTGGGACGAACTGGAATCGATGGGGCTGCTCGCTACGACGAAGCGGAGCCCGAATTCTCCGACCGTTCCGCTGACGATCGTGTTCCGGGCGATGAAACTACGGAAGGCCAACTGATGCGATCCGTGAAACGCGAAGACGGCTGGTGGATCGTCGACGTACCCAACGCGCCCGACTGCGGCCCGTACGACAGCAAGCGAGAGGCCGAGGACGATCGGCGGGGTATGGAGCGGTTTGAGAAATTCGAGGATCGGCCCGGGTTCGTGACGGTGGATCGCAAGAGGGACCACCGCCGCGAATCGTAGTCGCGCGGTTCGTGGCGGCGGTTTGTCCAAACTTGGATCGAGTTGCCTTTCATAATCTTACGAGCAAACCCCGAAAGGACACACCATGCAAACCACACTCACCCACCCCATCTTGGCCAGCATTTCGCGGATCGGCGATTCATGGCAACTGAACTGGGACGGACAAACAGATATCGTAGGCCCATACCGTGGGCTGTTTTATCTCTCGCTACTGGTTCACCGGCCGAACCAATCGTTTCCGGCTGATGTTTTGTTTTTGGCCGCCAGCGGGTCGCCACTCCTGACCGAAAGCCAGGATGTTGCGTTGCGGAATCGTATCCGCGTACCCGTCAAGCGGACAATCGATAAGGCCGTCAGGGAAATCTCCCGCTCACGTCTGCCCAAAATGGCCGACCATCTAAAGGCCACCATTCTATCCGGGTGCGAGTTTTCCTATCGTCCGCAGTTAGATGGTGGGCAAGTCGCGTGGCAGTAGGGAACCGCAGTCGAAGGGAACATCATGCAAACCATCTCGGCCAGCATTTCACGGATCGGCGATTCGTGGCAACTAAACTGGGACGGGCGTGCGACCATCGTGGACCCATATCGAGGGCTGTTTTATTTATCGCTGCTAGTGCGTTATCCCAACCGTGACATTTCGGTCACTGCCCTGTTAAACGCCGCGAGGGGCGCCCCGATTGTGCCATTTGGTGAGGACGTCGTTCTCGACGAAGATGGCATTCGCCAACTGAAGAACAGTGATGATCCTGCCGTACAGCAGTATCTAAGAACACATACGTATCGTTTTCATGAACGCCGATCCCCGGACGGTGCCCGCATACTACTGAAACGCACGCTAGATAAGTCCTTGAGATTGATCGAAAAGACGCCCATTGCGGACATGGCTCTCCATCTCAGGGAAAGCATACGCTCCGGAAGATACGTTTCTTACCGGCCAGACACGCGTGACCGGTTAGTTGTATGGAAATAAGAGTATGTATACGGCGTATACGCGAACTCGTAAACGCCGTTTACACCTCTCTTGATGAGGACGAAGACAAGCCATTCACGTTTTCACCAAAACGAAGGGTATCGATATGCGTGAAACTGATATGCTCGAATCCGATGCGTCCAACCTGGATGTGCTGGACGCCTTGGTAGAGCCGGCCGCCGGGGAACCGAATTTTGCCGGACTGTACATGGGAGACACTGGGATCGCGGGCCCACAAGGCAGCCAAGAGATTCTCGGTGATCCTCTATTACACTCGTGGCACCAGACCACCCAAGCTGAAGACGGGTCAACCGAACAAGCGGACCTGCGGATGGACTTTCAAACCGTCCTCGATCGTCTCAACCCGGAACTGCGGATGATCGCGGCGAAGCTGATGGACGGCCAGGCGCTAACGGCCGATGAAGAGGCACGAATGCCGGAGTTACGGACCGTGTTCGCCGAAGCGGGGATGGAGCCGGAGAGCCGCTATCCGTGCAGCGAACCGGCCGATGAGTATCACGGGCAGACCGAAACATATCTGTCGTCGAGCCAACTGAAGGATTTTCGCCGCTGCCCGAAACTCTACCATCGCAAACAACTCGGGCTGATTCCGCGTAAAGAGTCGGAAGCCTTTTTTATCGGCGAAGCGGGGCACACGCTGATCCTCGAAGGCGTCGAGACGTTCAACGCGAAGTATGCCGTCGGCGGGCCGGTCAATCCCAGCACGGGAAAGCCGTACGGCAGCTTGACCAAGAAATTCGCCGAGTGGGCCGAGGCCCAGGGCAAGCCGGTGCTGACCGAGGATCAACACCGGCTTATCTGGAACATGGCCGCGGCCGTCGATGAACATGCCGAAGCCAAGAAGCTCTTTTCCGAAGGCAAGCCCGAGCAGGTCTGCCGGGCGGAATACCGCGGCGTACCGTGCCAGATTCGCATCGACTGGCTCGCCTCGCGCGGGATCGTCGACCTGAAGACGTGCGACGATCTGACCTGGTTCGGCGCCGACGCCAAGCGGTACGGCTACGCGCACCAGTTGGCATTTTACCGAGCGGTTTACGCCCTGGTGGTCGGCCAGGTCGTGCCGGTGTGGCTGGTGGCCGCCGAGAAAAAAGAGCCGTATCGAGTCGGCGTCTGGAAAGTCGACCCCGAGATTCTCAACCACGCCCAGCGCGAGAACGAAGCCGCCATCGCGCGGCTGACCTACTGCCGGAACACGTACACCTGGCCGACCGACTACGAAGAGGTTCGGGTGTTCGATTACGTCTAGTTTCCTTCCCCACGAACTTCAAGACACACGGAGAGTATGCGCATGTTGGAACGAATCAAGAGCGGCAAGCAGGGCGGCCCGCCGCGGCTGCTGGTATACGGTATCAAGGGTATCGGCAAGTCGTTGCTCGCCGCCGCGGCGCCGAAGCCGATTTTCATCTCGACCGAAGACGGCTTGGGTGAGATCGACTGCGATCAATTTCCGCTGGCAACGAAGTATTCCGAAGTGATCGAAGCGCTGCGGGACCTAGCGACCAAGCAGCACGATTTTCAGACGGTGGTAATCGACTCGGTAGACTGGCTGGAGCGGTTGATCTGGGACCACGTCTGCGAACGATTCGGCATGGACTCGGGTAAGATCGAAAAGGTCGACGATGGCTTTGGCAAAGGCTACACCCACGCCCTGAAGGAATGGATGGAAATCAAAGACGCCCTGTCCTACCTTCGCCACGAGCGGGGCATGACCGTTATCCTCACGGCCCATGCAAAGGTGGAGAAATTCGAGGACCCGGACGTTTCGGCCTACGATCGCTATTCGCCGCGTCTGAATAAGCACGCTTCGGCCATGCTCTGCGAATGGTGCGATGCCGTGCTGTTCGCGACCCAGAAGATCATCACCAAGACCGAGGACGCCGGGTTCGGACGCAAGCGCACGATAGCGGACGGGCTAGGCCAGAACGGCGGCGACCGCGTTCTGCGATGTGTCAACCGGCCATCCAGCGTGGCGGCGAATCGCTACGGACTGCCTGCCGAACTGCCACTTGACTGGCCGACGCTTCATGCGGGGATTATCGGCGGCGGAACGTCCACAAAAGAAGAAGAGGCCGAGTAGGTCTCAAAAAACAGCAACCCCAACCCTTTTAGAGCCAAAAGGAGAACCGTGTTATGGTCGATATGAATGGCTTCGATGCCAACGAAGTAGACCCGGCTGAGGTCTTCAATCCAATTCCGACCGGGGAGTATCCGGCGGCAATCGTCGAAAGCGAGATGAAGCCGGTCAAGTCGGGAAATGGCAACTACATGAAACTCACCTTCCAAATCATCGAAGGCGAGTTCAAGGGCCGCAAGCTCTGGGATCAGTTGTGCCTTCAGCACACCAACGCGGTGACGGTGGAGATCGCACAGCGCAAGTTGTCGGCGATCTGCCACGCGGTGGGCGTGATGAAGCCGCGCGACTCGGTCGAACTGCACAACTTGCCGCTTATGGTCAAGGTGGCGTGCAAGAAGCGCGAGGACACCGGCGAGATCGGCAACGAAATCAAGGGTTACAAGCGGAAGGAAGCGACGGCGGCTGCCGAGGCGGCGCCGCAGGCCTCCGAGAGTACGCCGCCCTGGCAGCGGTCGTAACGTGATCGCTAGTTTCCGACTGCCGTATCCGCCCAGTGTCAACCACTACTGGCGTCACGTCGGGTCGGTTACGAAGATCAGCCGAAAGGGTCGGGCGTACCGCGAGAAGGTCTGCTCGATCCTCTCGGCGGTCGGGGCGGAGCCGATTCCCGGCCCGCTGGCCGTCGACGTCCAGGCATTTCCGCCCGACCGGCGGAAGCATGACTTGGACAACATTCTAAAGGCCCTGTTCGACGCGCTGGAAAAGGGCGGGGCGTATCACGACGACAACCAGATCATGAAGCTGACGGCCGAGAAACACGAGCCGGTCAAGGGCGGTCAGGTGGTCGTCAAGATCGAAAGTTTTGAAGGGAACCGAACATGAGAGTGATTATTTCCGGCGTGTTCGTCATCGACATCGATGACGGCGAACAGTCGCACGCCACCGCGCCGGTTCGCAATCCGCTCGACGAACTGACCCATCGTCTGCGGCAAGAGATGCAACACAGGCGGCCGCATCCCCGGCGGGCCCTGTGTCTCGATGAAGCGAGCGCCAAGGGGAACTAACGTGAAGTTGCGACCCTACCAGAGCGAAGCCGTCGAGGCGGTGTATCGTTACCTGCGCGAGCACGACGATAACCCGTGCGTGGTCATTCCGACCGCCGGCGGCAAGACGCCCGTGCTGGCCACGATCTGCCGGGACGCGGTTACGCGCTGGGGCGGTCGGGTTGCCGTTCTGGCTCACGTCAAGGAACTCTTGGAACAGGCGGCCGACAAGCTGCGGGCGATCTGTCCGGAAGTTTCGGTGGGGATTTATTCGGCCGGGCTGAAGCGGCGGGACACCGAGCAGCCGGTGATCGTCGGCGGCATCCAGTCGGTCTACAAGCGGGCCTGCGATCTGGGCGCCTTCGACCTGGTCGTAATTGACGAATGTTTTCCGGCGGGAACAACCGTTGACGGGCGGCCCATCGAGATGATTCAAGCAGGCGATATGGTCCGGTCGTTCAATCACAAAACACAAGAAATCGAAACGCGGCCGGTACTTGCCGTCTCATCGCGACCCAAACCCGCTCGCATGGTAAGAATCACCCTCGAAGACGGCAGGCAACTAACGTCGACCCCGAATCACCCCTTCTATAACGGAGACGCATATGTCCCCGCGAATACGCTTGTGGAAAATGCAGTGGTTTACGTGCCACGAATGCGGAGCCGACATTCCCGAGCCAACGAACAACCAGCTCAAAGTGTTCGCCAGAGTAGAGCGAATGTTTTGCAGCAAGGCATGCTCACATCGTTTCCGGGGAGCCCTGTCTTCGACTCGGATGAAACGGTTAAATCCGATGAGCGATCCATCCGTCCGCGGGAAGGTGTCGGCAACGATGAAGGACAGGGGGCACAAACCGGTAATTCAAGGCGGGAAGGGAAGGGGCCTGACGCGTCCGCAAAAACAGTTGTTCGCGATGCTCGGCCCGGCGTGGACTCCCGAAATGGTAATCAAGACGGGCCTTCCCAAACGCGACGGAAACGCCACGTGGTACTCGGCCGATCTGGCCCATGCCGGACTAAAACTGTGCGTCGAGATCGACGGCGGCAGCCACAAGACACTGGAGGCCCAGGCCCGAGACGCGAGGCGCAACCGCATCTTGTCCCAGTTAGGGTGGACCACGTTGAGGTTCTCGAACAACGACATTCTCCGCAACATGAATGCAGTCATTGCGAAGATCGAGTCTACAATCTCCAAGTTGAAGGAAATGAAAACTACTTCGCCGAAGGCGTTCTAGTTCACAACTGCCACCTTATTCCGGCGGAAGGCGACGGGATGTATCGGCAGTTCCTGGCGGATGCGAAGATCGTTAATCCCGGCGCAAGATTGATCGGCCTGACAGCCACGCCGTACCGCATGAAATCGGGAATGCTCTGCGGTCCTGACAACCTGTTGAACGCGGTCTGCTACGAAGTGGGCGTGAAGGAACTGATCCGCGACGGGTATATCTGTCCGCTGGTGACGAAGGCCGGCGTGCGGAAGGTCGACACGTCGGGCCTGCACGTTCGGGCCGGCGAGTTCATCGGCAGCGAAGTCGAAGAGTTGATGGACACCGACGAACTGGTCGAGGCGGCCTGCCGGGAGATCGTCGAGCGGACGGCCGATCGCAACTCTTGCCTGATCTTCGCCTCCAGTATCGCGCATGCCCGGCATATTCAATCGGTGCTGCAAGACAAGCACGGCGTTGAGTGCGGGTTCGTCTGCGGCGATACGCCCCCGGGTGAACGTGCCGAGACGTTGGCCAGATTCAAGGGCGAAAAGGTCCCGGCGAATCTGTTCAACGATTCTCGCCCGCCGCTGAAATATCTGGTCAACGTCAACGTGCTGACGACCGGGTTCGACGCGCCGAATATCGATTGCGTGGTGCTTCTGCGACCGACCAACTCGCCGGGGCTTTACTACCAGATGGTCGGCCGCGGCTTTCGGTTGTTCCCGGGCAAGGAAAACTGCCTCGTCTTGGACTTCGCCGGGAACATCTTGCGACACGGCCCGGTGGACGCGATCCAGATTCGCACACCGAAGAGTGGAGGCGGCGGCAGCGCGGGCGAAGGGCCGGCCAAGGAATGCCCCGAATGCCGGTCGGTGATTGCTTGTGGATACAGCGTTTGCCCCGACTGCGGCTACGAGTTTCCCAATTCGGACGAACCGAAACACGATGCAAAGGCCAGCGAGGCGGGGATTATCACCGGCCAGGTCACCGACACCGAATACACCGTCCGCGACATCTTCTATTCGGTCCACACGAAACGCGGCGCCGACGAAGACTCGCCCAAAACGATGCGCGTCGACTACGACGTCGGCTTTCACGACTATCGGTGCGAGTGGGTCTGTCCCGAACACGACGGCTTCGCCCGGCGAAAATTCGTCAAGTGGTGGTCGGAGCGGTCGGACGATCCGATTCCGCCGACGGCCGAGCGGGCGGTGGATATCGCTTCGGCCGGCGGCCTCTGCCAGACGAAAGCGATTACCGTCCGCAGCGTGGCCGGCGAGCGGTTCGACACGATCATCAATTACGAACTGGGCGAGAAGCCGGAGCCGGTCCCGATCGCGGTTGCGATGGGTCTTGCCGAAGAGGAGATACCGTTCTGATGGCCAAGAACAGAAAAACGGTCGACCGTCGTATGGGCGTGGTGTTTTCCGACACGCACGTTCCGTTTCAGGACAAGCACGTCTGCAAAATGCTTCTGGCGTTCATCCGCGAGCATCGACCGGGGACGATCCACCTGCTGGGCGACATTGCCGATTTCTACTCGATCAGCCGGTTTGCCAAGGACCCGGCGCGGAAAGAGGACTTGCAACAGGACCTCGACGCCACGCGGGATTTCCTTCGCCAGGTGCGTGAGGCGGCGCCGGGTTCCCGGCTGATCTTCTCGGAAGGCAATCACGAGTTTCGGCTGCGGAACTACCTGCGGACCGAGGCGAAGGCCTTGGCGCTGTTGCGGGCGTTGCGGCTGGAAAAGCTGTTGGACTTCGCGGCGCTGAAGATTCGTTATCGGCAGCACGACAAGCCGTATCGCGTGGGGTCGCTGCTGTTCACGCACGGCCAATTGGCCCGCAAGTGGTCGGGGTATTCCGCGCGTGGCCACTTCGAGAAGTACGGCTGTTGCGTGATCCACGGCCACACGCATCGGCTGGGCGCGTTTTACCATCGCGATATTTCCGATACCTACGCGGCCTGGGAGAACGGGTGTCTGTGCGATCTTAATCCGGACTACGTAACCGCCCCGGACTGGCAGCACGGCTGGTCGGTCGTCTGGACGCACCGCGACTACTTTCATGTTGAACAGGTAGCCGTCGTGAAGGGCCGCTACAACTATCACGGCAAGGTCTACGGCCGGAAGCGGCTTTCGGCGACGGCGCTGTTCGAGGTCGAGGATGTGGGGGTGGCGTGATGATCTGCACGACAGAAACAACCGATTGGCACAACTGTTACGAAGACAGTTGGAAGGGTGTGATTACGCCCGAAGCGTTCGCACACCCGGCGAAGTTCGCCCGCGGGCAGATCGAGCGGATCATCGATTGCGGCCTCCAACAGGGATACTGGAAGCCGGGCAACACGATCGGCGATCCGTTCGGCGGGGTCGGGACCGGCGGGATCGTCGCGGCATCGCGTGGCCTGCGCTGGGTTGGCGTCGAGTTGGAAAACCACTTCGTCGAGTTGGCCCGCCGCAACTTCGCGAAGCATCGTCCGATGTGGAAGGCGGCCGGCGATCCGCTGCCGATGATCCTGCAAGGCGATTCTCGCGAGTTCTCGCGGCTTGTCAGCGGATGCGATGCGGTCGTGTGCAGTCCGCCGTATGCCGAATCGGTGAAGGGAAAACACAAGGAAACCGAAACGGCCAAGCAAAGTCGCAATAAGCGGAAAACGGCCGGCGGATCGCTCGGCCAGTCGCAACGTCACGGCGGGTACGGCGTGGGTGAAGGCCAGATCGGGGCGATGAAGGAAGGCAAGTTGGATGCCGCGGTAACGAGCCCACCGTACGAGTCTTCGCTTAACGCCGGCGGGCCAGATACACAAAATCCCGACGGTTACCATCGTCGCATGAGGAATCTTAAGCAGAGTTACGGCACGACTACCGGCCAAGTCGGAAACACTTCCGGCGAAACCTACTGGACAGCGATGGAGACGGTGTATTGGCAACTGCACTTGGCGGTAAAGCCGTACGGAGTGGCCGCGATCGTTGTGAAGGATTACGTCAAGAACAAGCGGCGCGTGCCCCTTTGCGACTTGACGTGCCAACTTCTGGATTCCATCGGCTTCGACGTCTTCAACCGAACCCGCTGTTGGCTGGTCAAGCGCGAAGAACATCCGAGCCTGTTCGGCGGGGAGCCGATCGTCACGACCACCGAACGGAAATCGTTCTTTCGCCGGTTGCACGAAGCCAAGCTGTCGGCCGATGACCCGAGGCGGATCGACTGGGAAGAAGTGATTTGGGTGAGGGTATGAAGAAGATAATTTACCGCGAAGGAACACAAAAAAGAAGGTAGCTTCTTCTCGCTCTTTCGCGGTGGATTCCAATGAGAAAGGAAGACCAATATGCACGACAGTGGGAAACGTCAATCGTTCGCAACCGGCGCCGTCCGCGATGCGGCCGAGGAAAAGCCGCGGCCGGACCTCTTCTCGCCGTTTGCTGAAGAGCGGGTAGGGGAATGGCTTCGCGCGGGAGCGGTGAAGTATTCCGAACGCAACTGGGAACAGGGTATCCCGGCCAGCCGGTGTTTCGCCTCTCTCCGCCGGCACGTGATGCAGTATCACCAGGGCGACCGGTCGGAAGATCACCTGGCGGCCGTGATCTTCAACGCCATGGCCATCATTCACTACGAAGAGATGATCCGCCGCGGCGTGCTGCCGGCTGAGTTGGACGATATGCCGACGTATCAGGCGGACCTCGTACCGGCGGAAGCGGCTTGCGATGTGCCGGCCCCGGTGTCGGAAGGCGTTCCGGAATGGGAAAGAAAGGCCTTCGATTGCGGTTCCTGCGGGCGTCATTTTTCCTTGCAGTACCATCCCGATTACGCACAAGAGCCGCAGTGCCCCTTCTGCGGGAACCGATTGCCAGAGGAAACCTGATGTGGCTGTACTTCCCTGCATCTCACTGTTCGCGGGCTCGGGCGCGCTCGAAAGGGGCGTGGCGCAAGCGGTCGCGCCTGACGCGGTTCGCCCGGTTCTGTACGTGGAGAGGGAAGCATTCGCAGCCGCGTACCTGGGCGAAGCGATTCGCCGGGGGCGGCTGGATGACGCGCCTGTGTATAGCGATGTCACGCGGATTCCAGGGCGAGTGCTCGAATCGCTACGGAAAATGGCTCGACGATACGCTTGCGTCCTTACGGCCGGCTTTAATTGCCAGCCCTGGAGCGCCGCCGGAAAAGGACTCGGAGCCGCCGACGCCCGGTGGCTGTGGCCCCATATCGCACGCATCGTTCGCCAGGTTCGACCGGCGATCGTCTTCCTGGAAAACGTGCCTCCCCTTGTTTCCCGGGGAGGACTCGGAATCATTCTCGGGGACCTGGCCGAAGCGGGGTACGATGCGGCGTGGGGTTGTTTCGCGGCTGCCGAAGCGGGCGCCAGTCACAAGCGGCAACGGGTGTTCGTGTTGGCCGACCGCAACAACGGATACGGGTGGCCGGAAACAGAAGTTCGCGCAAGGCGGGACGCCCCTGCAACTGACGGCGTCTCGATGGCCGACGGCTATGACTCCCTCGGGTGGCCGGAAGCAGAGAAATTTTCGCACAGGCAGCATACCACTCGATATGGCAACTCGCCAATGGCCGACGACCGCGGCAACGGACGGAACCAAGGCGCCGAAGTGTTATGCGGGCGGGAATCCGAGCTTGGCGACTGCGAGCAAGCAGTGGGACCCCGCCGAACTCTGCCGGCTTTTGCACCGGGCCCTGACGACCGAGACGCCTGGGCCGAAGTCTTGCGGGCCGGACGATGGGACTTGCTGCCCGCCCTCCCCGCCGAACTTGCGGCTGAATCCCCGGTTCCAATTCTGGCTGATGGGCTGGCTGGAGCCTCGCGAGTTGATCTGTTGCGACTCGGCGGAAACGGAGTCGTTGCCGAGTGCGCGGCGATCGCGTTCCGGGAGTTGTGGGGTGAACTGAATCCACCGCAAGAGAACTCAAAGAACGCGAAAGAATCATAAATGCGAGCTCCGACGCGAACCGTATGGCCGAAAGACTTGACTATTTGGCAGAGCGGCCGGACCGGTTATCTATCCGTGCCGTTCACGTGGTTGCTGCCGAAGGCTCGTGAGTACGTGCTGCAAGGCGATCTGTTCGCCAAACGCTGGATTGTCGGCGGACCGGCGGTGCGGTTGATGCCGTGGTTCTTCGATGGCGTGCCGAATGTGAAGATCGGCGACTATGCGAAGGGCGTCCTGCAGCGCGTCAACCCGATGGCGACGCGGACAACGGTCGGGTGTCCGCGGCGGTGCAAGTTCTGCGGGATCGGCCGGCGAAAGATCGAGGGCGAGTTTCGAGAGTTGGACGATTGGCCCAATTTGCCGGTCATTTGCGATAACAACCTGCTGGCGGCCAATGTGGCACACTTCAAGATCGTAATCGATCGGCTCGTACACTGGCAATGGTGCGACTTCAATCAGGGTCTCGACGCCAGGCTGTTGACGCCTTGGCACGCCGAACAGATCGCGCGAATCACGGTACCGATGGTCCGGCTGTCACTCGACTCGGATGCCGACCGGGAGGCCTGGACCACGGCGGTCGATCGATTGCGAACCGCCGGCATCGCAAAGAAGCGAATCCGTACCTACGTTCTCTGCGGCCTTTCCGGCGGACCGGAGGCCGACTGGGCGCGATGCGAGTTCGTCGAGTCGTTCAAACTCCGGGCGCTGCCGCAGTGGTATCACCCGCTGGATGCGATGACGTACGGGGCGGTGACTCCGGAGCAAGAAGCGATGGGTTGGACTAAGCAGGGACAACGGCATTTGATGCGGTACTACTATCAGCATACGGGCCGGCCATTGGCACAAGGGGCGATATGACGGACCGAATTCAAGCTGCTCAAGATTACCTGAAACGCGGGCTCGTTCCGATCCCGATTCCGGCGGGCCAGAAGGGGCCGCGGTTGCCGGGCTGGCAGAAGCTGCGCCCTAGGGAGGCCGATCTATCGATATTATTTGGCAGCGCCGGCAATATCGGCCTGTTGTTGGGCGAACCGTCCGGCGGACTGATCGACGTCGATCTTGATTGCGAGGAAGCCCGGGAATTGGCCGACCAGTTTCTGCCGCCTACGCCGGCGGTTACCGGAAGGCCGTCGGCGCCGGGTTCGCATCGCTGGTATTTCGCTGACGTGGAGACGAAGAAGCACGCCGATCCGGTCGACAAGACGATGATCGTCGAGTTGCGAGGGACCGGATGTCAGACGGTTGTGGGGCCGAGTATTCACCCGTCGGGCGAACCGTACGACGTGTTGAACGCCGAGCCGGCCCGCGTGTCCGGTCCGATGCTGGCCGCTTGTGTCGAAGCGTTGGCCAAAGCGGTGGTCAAGGCCCGGCATGGTGAGCAGTCGCCACCGGAGAGGCGGCCCCAGGCGGCCGAGGTCCGCCCGTGTGGCGAGCCTTTGGCACAGGGAGAACAAGACGTCGAGCGACGCGCGATCGCCTACCTGGCCGCGCTGCCGCCGGCAATCAGCGGTTCCGGCGGACATCCGGCGACGTACACGGCGGCCACGGCTTTGGTGCATGGATTCGGCCTGGAGCCAGATCGGGCCTTTCACCTGTTACTAAGCGAGTATAACCCGCGCTGTCAGCCGGAGTGGTCAGAGCGGGAGTTGCGACACAAGGTCGAGGACGCGGCGAAGCGGGAGCACGATCGGCCGTATGGTTGGCTGCGCGATACTCCGGCGGCGCCGGCGGAGGAATATCCGGACGTGGATTTATCGCAATTTCGGCTGTGTAAATCGGAGCCGGAACCGGAAGAGCCGGACCGACCGGACGATCCGGGGCCGATTCCCGATGACTTGATGCGGGTGCCCGGGTTCGTCGGCGACGTGATGGAATTCTGCCGGCAAAGTGCCCGCTATCCGAGCGTGCCGCTGGCGTTCTGCGGGGCGATGGCCCTGCAATCGTATCTGTGCAGTCGCAAGGTCCGCGAGGAAGGCGGCCTGCGCCCGAACCTCTACATGCTGGCCCTGGCCGGATCGGGACACGGCAAGGCGTATCCGCGCAAGATCAACTCGCACATTCTGGGTCAGATCGGGCTGGCCGCGGCGGTCGGTAACCAGATCGCAAGCGGTCAGGGGCTCGAAGACGAGATGTTCGTGCATCGGAAGATGCTTTACCAGACCGATGAGGTCGACAACATGCTTCGTTCGCTCTCTTCGTCGAAAGAGGCGTATCATAGCATGCTGTTGGCCATGCTGTTGCAGCTCTATACCGAGGCCGATGAAACGCATGCGATGCGGACCAAGGCGCGGGCCAAGGGGCAGGGGGAAGAGATTCGCGGCGAGATCGATCAGCCGGGGCTGGTGATCTTCGGGACCGCTACGCCGGAGTGCTTTTTTCAGGCGATGAGCCCGAAGCTTTTGACCAACGGGCTGTTCTCGCGGTCGATCATCGTCGACGTGGGTAAGCGGGGCCGAAAGCAGCGTCCGCGAGATGTAGGGGCGATGCCGGAACGCCTGATCGAGGTGGCCGAGTGGTGGCGGGATTACAACCCGGAACCGGTTCACCCGACCACCGGCCGGAAGCCCGACCTGGGCGATGAGCATCCCACGCCGGCCGTGGTGCCCTACGAGGGCGAGGGCTTCGCGGTGCTGGATGAACTCGGTACGCAAGCCGACGACGAATACGACGCCGCCATGGCCGGTGGGGATCGGGTACGGGCCATCTTGTGGACTCGCGTCTGTGAGAACGCCACCCGGCTGGCGCTGGTCTATGCGTGCAGTCGGGCTCACGAGAACCCGCGGATCGATCGTGAGGCGGCCGAGTGGGCGTCACGATTCGCCCGGCACCTGGCCGACCGTATGCTGTTCCTGGCCAGTTCGCACGTGGCGGAGAATCCGTTTCATGCCGAGTGTTTGAAGGTGCTGGAGAAGCTGCGTAGTGCGGGTGGTGAACTCCCGCATAGCGTGTTGATGAAGCGGATGAAAGTTAACGCGAGAGACTTTCAGCAGATCGTGGAAACGCTGATGCAGCAGAATGATATCGAGCCTGACGTCAAGGCGACCAAGGGGCGAACGAGAACGGTGTATCGTTTGTGCCGGGTGAAGGAAGGTTGAAAGAAGGTGAAAGAAGGGGCTCTTATGGTGGGTGCTGGCTACATCGCAGGTAAGCTTCTTTCACCTTCCTTCACCCCTTTTTTCACCCCCCAAAAAATTGCATAAGTCCCTATACATATAAAGAAAAGAGAGAGAAATACTTAATCTTTCACCGGGGGTCGCGCGGGGGAAATTTTTGGCGTTTCCGCGTGTAAGTGAGGGGGGTGAAGGAAGTTTGGTGAAAGAAGTTAGTTGCCACCCACTAGCAGGGACCCGAACGGGGGATCACACCACCCGTTGGGTGGGTCCTTCCCGGCCGATGGAAGCCGCCCCCTAGCCGTGGGAACAGTCACAAAACCATACAGAGTTTGTTGCATGCCACAAGACTACCCAGAACGAAAGCGACGACAAGCTGAGCGGAATGCGGCAGTTGTCAAAACTGGACAAGATATTGGCACTGCGCCGGAGTGCAAGGATTCCGTACGGCGTGCGGCGGCGGTTGGATCGTTTCGCATGTTTTGCGAGACCTACTTCAGCGAAGTGTTCTACCTACCCTGGTCTGAGGACCATTTGAAGGTCATCGCCAAGATCGAACGGGCGGTACGTACGGGTGGGTTGTTCGCGATGGCCATGCCTCGCGGAAGCGGCAAGACGGTCCTGTGTCAGACGGCCGTTCTGTGGTCGGCCCTGATCGGAGCAACCCCCTTCGTCACGCTGGTTGCCGCCAGCGCCGACCGGGCCAAAGACCTCCTAGAGAACATCAAAACGTGGCTCGAAACGAATGTTCTTTTGGCGGACGATTTTCCCGAGGCTTGTTTTCCGATCAGGTGCCTTGAACGCATCACCAACCGGCAGAAGGGGCAGAAATCCAACGGAGAGCCGACACGCATCGAATGGGTGGCGGACAAGATCGTACTACCTACGATGCGGGACCCAAAGACCCTGGAACTATTTAAGACCTCCGGCGTGGTGATCTCGTGTAGCGGCATGAAGGGTGGCGACATCCGCGGCCAGTTGCATGCCCGAGCAGACGGCCAGGTAGTTCGCCCCCAGTTGGTTTTGATCGATGACCCGCAGACAACCGAATCAGCCTGGTCGCGCACACAGACACAACGCCGTGAAGCAACCCTGTCCGGCGACGTCCTGGGTATGGCCGGCCCAGGTAAGAAGATCGCCGGGCTGATGACGTGTACTGTGATCCGGCCGGATGATATGGCTGATCGCTTACTCAACCGCGAAAAACATCCGGAATGGCAGGGCAAACGGACCAAGATGGTCTATTCGTTCCCCAGCAATGAAAAACTTTGGGACCGCTACGCCACGATTCGTAGTGACTCGCTACGCAATGACAGCGACGGTTCGGAGGCGACTGCGTTCTATCGCGAGAATCGGACGGCGATGGATGAGGGCGCCCGGATCGCGTGGCCGGAGCGTCATAACGAGGACGAACTCTCGGCCATCCAGCACGCGATAAACCTGCGGTTGCGAGATGAGGCGGCCTTTTTCGCCGAATATCAGAACGAACCGCTGCCAGAAGACACGCTCGACGAAGAGGAGCTCACCGCCGATCAGGTGGCGATGAAGATCAACCGGCTGCCGCGTGGCGTGATTCCGATCGGCTGCAACCACCTAACGATGTTCGTCGACGTACACCAAAACCTCTTGTATTACACCGTGGCCGCTTGGGAGGATGATTTCACCGGCTATGTGGTTGATTACGGCGCGTACCCGAAGCAGCGGAAAACCTACTTCACCCTGCGCGACGTTCGCAACACACTGGCCACCGCGGCCGACGGCGCCGGGTTGGAGGGCTCGATCTACGCCGGGCTGGAGGCCCTCACGAACCCCATTCTGGCCCGCGAGTGGAAGCGTGACGACGGGGCCATGATGCGGATCGATCGCTGCCTGATCGACGCGAACTGGGGCCCGATGACAGAAGTGGTCTATCAGTTCTGCCGTCAGAGCACCCATTCTGCCGTCGTGATACCCAGCCACGGCCGCTTCATAGGTGCCAGCAGTGTTCCCATGTCCGAATACAAGCGCAAACGTGGCGACCGTGTGGGCCACAACTGGCGAATTCCCAACGTGCAGGGTAAGCGTTCAATCCGCCATGTTGTTTTCGACACCAACTATTGGAAGTCTTTTTGCCACACCCGCCTGGCCATCGCCATGGGGGACCGGGGCTGCCTTTCGTTGTTCGGAGCCAAGCCGGAGGCCCATCGGCTGTTTGCCGAGCACATCACGGCCGAGTACCGGGTCCGGACCGAGGGCCGCGGCCGTACGGTTGACGAATGGAAGCCGCGGGCCGAGAAGCCGGATAATCACTGGCTCGACTGCCTGGTAGGCTGCGCGGTGGGTGCCTCGATCCAGGGGGCTTCGCTGAAGGAAACGAGCGCCGTAGGGAAGCGAGTGAAGCGGAAGCGAATCAAGCTTTCGGAATTGCAGCGGGAGAAGCGATAACCCCCCATCTGACGCCAGCCCGTATACAGCGTATACGCATATCGGTAAACGGCGTTTACACCTCTCTTTATAGAGAGGTGTTCTTTCATGGCTGACGATCTCGACTCCACCATTCGCGAAGCCGCTACCGGTCCGAAGCGAGCCACCATCGACGGGCAAAGTGTCGAGGGGCACTCGCTACCGGATCAGATCGCGGCGGACAAGCATTTAGCATCAAAGCGAGCGACTCAGTCCACGGGCCTCGGCATCAAACTGGCGAAGATCAGCCCCGGGGGAACCGTTTGATGTGGTGGCCTTTTCGCCGTAAGACCAAAGCCCGGTTTTCCGTCTCGGACTATATCCGGGCACGCTACGACGCCGCGCAGACGACCGACGAAAACGCCCGGCACTGGGCAATGGCCGATGGGCTCTCCGCCGATGCGGCGATGACGCCCCACGTACGGCGAACGCTCTGCAAACGTGCCCGTTACGAAGTGGCCAACAACTCCTACGCCAAGGGAATGGTACTGACGGTTGCGGGTGATTGCGTGGGGACTGGGCCGCGGCTGCAACTGCTGACGGAAGATAATGAGGCGAACCGGATTGTTGAAAAGTGGTTTGCAGACTGGGCCGCGGCCGTCGATTTGGCCGCGAAGCTTCGCACGATGTTCATGGCGAAGGTAACCGACGGCGAAGCGTTCGCGCTGTTGTTTACCAACCCGCATCTCGACCATCCCATCAAACTTGATCTTCGGCTGATTGAAGCGGACCAAATAGTCACGCCGGTAACGGCAATCAATCGCCCGGACGTGGTAGACGGAATCGAGTTGGATAGTTTTGGAAATGTTCGAGCCTACCACCTTTTGCACGAACACCCCGGCGCCTACGGAATTGGGCCGGCGTTCGTCGACAGCGAGGAAATCCCCGCAGCGTCGATGATTCATTGGTTTCGCGCGGACCGGCCGGGTCAACATCGGGGCGTGCCGGAAATCACGCCGGCCCTTCCGCTGTTCGCTCAACTTCGCCGCTACACGCTGGCCGTGTTGGGTGCGGCCGAAACGGCGGCCGACTTCGCGGCAGTGCTTTACACGGACGCTCCGGCTGGCGATGAGATAGCTTCGGTCGATCCGCTCGATGTGATCGAACTCGAAAAGCGGATGGCGACCACGCTGCCCGACGGCTGGAAACTCGGCCAGATCAAGGCCGAACAGCCGGCCACTACGTACACCGAGTTCAAGCGCGAAATTCTAGGCGAAATCGGCCGCTGCTTGCAGGTGCCGATCAACGTCATCACGGGCGATTCGAGCCGGCACAATTACGCCAGTGGGCGCCTCGATAAACAGACCTACTACAAGAGCCTTCGGATCACGCAATCGCACATGGGCCAAGCGGTGGCGGACCGCATCCTGGCGGCATGGATCGAGGAAGCGGCAACCTTCGAGGAGTTGGCTTTTCTTCGGGGGCCGCGAGTGCCGCTGCCTCACCAGTGGTTTTGGGACGGGATGGAACACGTCGACCCGGCTAAAGAGGCCAACGCCCAGGCAACGCGGTTGGAGAACAACACGACCACGCTTGCCGATGAGTATGGCCGGCAGGGCAAGGACTGGGAGACCCAACTTTGCCAGCGAGCGAAGGAAAAGAAACTCATGAGGGAACTGGGGCTCGAAGCGAAAGAATCGGTTCCGCCAAACTCCGAAAAGGAAAAACAAGATGCCCAACAGCGTCAAGTCGCCTGAATTCGTCGAGTTCTCCGCCGTGCCGACCATCGAAGCGGCTGCCGGCGAAAAGGAACTGCCGCGGTTTTCGATGGTTGCCTATTCGGGCGGCGCGATGCGCCTGGCCGGTTTTCCTCACGCGGTGGTAGTCGACTTGGGCGGCCTGGACGTTCCCGACCAGTCGGTCCCGATCCGGTTGGATCACAAGCCGAGCCAAGGTGTCGGCCACACGACGCGAATCGAGGCCCGTGGCGGAAAGCTTGTCGCGGAAGGCCTCATCAGCCGTGACACCTCGTGGGCACGCGACGTGGCCCGCAGCGGAAGCAACGGGTTCCCGTGGCGGGCCAGTATCGGCGGCCCGGTAATCAAGGCCGAGTTCGTGTCGGCCGGCCGGAACATCGAGGTCAACGGCCAGTCGTTCGAAGGACCGTTGCACGTGGTTCGCCGGATGACCCTGAAAGAAATCAGTTTTGTCGATAACGGTGCGGACAGTGACGCCAGGGCCGTCGTGTCCGCCCAATCACCCGAAGAGGAGAAACAGAACATGCCCAAAGCGAACGAAGACAAGAAGGAAGCTTCCGCCGACAAGAAGTCGAACGTTACGGACACTCCCGAGAAGCTCGAAGCGAGTGGTGCGGGTCAAGTCGACGTCGAGGCCATCAGGGCGGAGGGGGAGGAAAGAGCGCGAAAGCGGTTCCTCGTGATTGACCAACTCTGTTCGGAACATCCGGACATTAGGGCTCAAGCTCTCGAAGAGAAATGGGATGAAGATCGCTGCGCCAGGGAAGTGCGTGCTGCGATTCAAGAGTCGCGTCCCTCGGCACCGGCCGTGCACGTTCCGGCCGACACCTTCGGACCGCAAGTCTTCGAGGTGGTTGCGCTGTCGGCTTCGGGCGTTACGACCGCCACACTTGAGGCGTCATACTCCGAACAGACGCTCGAAGCGGCCGACAAGCTCCGGGGCGTCGATCTGCAAGAATTCTGCGAGTTGGCCAGCGGGGAGCGCTTGCCGCGGTATCGTCGAGATGCGACCGGCTGGTTGAGGGCGGCATTCAGCACTACGAGCTTGCCGAACATTCTGGCGAATGTGGCCAACAAATCTCTGCTGGAGGGTTACAACTACGTCGAAGACGCCTGGCGGCGAATCTGCAAGATCGCTTCGGTCAACGACTTCAAGGAACACAGCCGGTATCGCATGACGGACAATTTCGTGTTTCAGAAGGTCGGCCCCGACGGCGAACTGAAGCATGGAAAGGTTGGCGAGCAGCAGTTCGGGCAAAAGGTCGACACGCACGGGATCATGTTCGCCCTGACTCGGCAGATGATTATCAATGATGATCTGGGCGCCTTGACCGAGATTCCGCGCCGAATCGGCATGGGGGCAGCCGAGGCGATCGCCGACGCCGTCTGGGGATTGTTTCTCTCCAATCCCGTGCAGAGTGACGGCCTGAAGTTCTTTCACGCCGATCACAACAACTACCTCGCCGGCGCCGACACCGCCCTGACGATCGACGGCCTAACCATGGCCGAGGTGGCGTTTGCCGAGCAGACCAAGCCCAACGGGCGCCCCTTGGGCGTGCCCGCGAGATTGCTGTTGGTGCCCACGGCATTGAAGGTTCCGGCCGAACAACTCATGACCGCGCTGCAGGTGAACGAAACCACTACGGCAAACAAGGCAAAGCCGGCCAACAATCCGCACGCCGGAAAGTTTGAAGTCGTCTCTTCGGCCTATCCCAGCAATACCACATTCCCGGGTGCGAGCAACAAGGCGTGGCATCTCCTGGCCGATCCGAACCGTCTGCCGGCGATCGAAGTCGCGTTCCTCGGTGGCGTCGACCGCCCGACCGTTGAGCGAGCCGACGCCGACTTCAACACGCTGGGCGTCCAGTATCGCGGCTATATCGACTTCGGTGTTCGCGAGCAAGACTACCGCGGTGCCCTGAAGATGAAGGGCGAATCGTAAGCCAAAAGGCAGAATTCTCTCGATGGGGCGGGAGGCACACGTACCGCCCCATCGATTTCGTGCAGCGTAAGGCGCTAGAACCAAACAAGTCTCAAACAGAAGGAGCATAAACGTGAGTGTTCATTTCGTGCAAGAAGGCAAGTCGATCGATCATACGCCCGGTTCGGCCGTCTCGGCCGGCGACGTGGTCGTGCAAGGCGACCTGATCGGCGTGGCCAAGTTGGACATCGCGGCCAACGCGCTGGGCGCCCTGGCGATTGTCGGCGTGTTCGACTTTCCCAAGGTGACCGGTGCGATCAGTGCCGGTGACGAAGTCTTTTGGGATGACGACGGCGATCCGGTAGGTGGTACGGCCGGCAGCGGTGCGGTCACGAAGACGGCCGCCGACGGCAAGTACTGTGGTGTGGCCATCGCGGGCGCGGCCGAGAGTGCCGAGACGGTGCGGATCGTCCTGCAATCCCTTCCCGCGCTCACCGGCGACGTCGTTTCCAACGGCAACTCGGCAACCCTCGACGACGCGCACGCCGAGCAGTCGGTAATCGTTCCCGTCGAGGACCTGGCGGCCGATGGCGACATCGCCGCGCGTCCGATCTTCGTCCACCCGCGGGCGGTGACCATCGTTTCGGTGGGCATCCTCACCCAGGGATCGCCGGCCGGCGTCGACGATGCCAACACGGCCGTGCTGGCGCTGAAGGACGATGCGGCCAACACGATCCTCACCAAGACGTACGACACGGCGAACCAGCCGCCCGACGGCGACTACGAGGACTTGGGTACGCCCGATGCGACCCACAAGGTTCTTGCGGCCGGCGAACACGTCACGCTCGACGTGACGCAGGGCACCACGGCCGACCTTCCGGCCTTCAGCCTGGTGATCCGCTACATCCCGACGAACGCCGCGTAAGAGACCTTCCCCGTCATGAACATGCTCGCGAATGCGGCTGATTGGCTCACCGAACAACGGCATGAGCACCTGACCGACGCCGTCACGTATTGGCGTGGCGGCGCCTCGGTCGAGGTTTCGGCCACGGTGGGTAGCAGCGAACACGACGTGCATGACGGTTTCGGCGGCAGCATCCGGGTGGAGACCCGCGATTATCTGATCCGCACCGAGGACCTGATCCTCGACGACGAACGCACGTTGCCCGTCTCCGGCGACCAGGTCGTGGAAGTCATCGACGGCACGGAAGTCACTTACGAGGTGGCGGCCCCCGGCCAGAACGAGCCCTGTTTCCGCTACAGCGATTCGCGGCGAAAGACGCTTCGCATTCACACCAAAAACATCGACGAGGTCGAACTGTGAGCGAAAGCATCGTAATCGAAGTAGCCGACGCGGTGGTCCGTGCCCTCAACGCGGGCCAGTTTAGTGAACAGTTCACGGCCGAGCGAACCTACAACCCGGAGCGGAAGCTATCGCAGTACAAGACGCTGCGGGTGACCGTGGTTCCGAAGGGCCGCGTTACGGCCGCCGCCGATCGATCCGGCTATCAGCAGGATATCGCCATCGACATCGGCATACAGAAGCGAGCGGAAACGGATGCGGAGGCCGACACGATGATGGGCCTGGTGGATGAAGTGTTCGCCGCCCTCAACGGCCGGGTGTTGACGGATACCGAAGGTTTTCGGCTGGCCGTCTGGGTGGAGACCGGCAACGAGCCGATCTTCGTTCCCGATCATCTTCGCGAGGATCGCGTGTTTACCAGCGTGTTGACTCTTACTTACAGGGTGGTGCGATGAGTAGTGATCTTCTGCAAAGGCTCGCCGGACACGGCCGGCTGACGAAAGCCGCGCTGCGTTGCGATTCGCCGCTTCGCCCGGGCGACGTGGTCGGATTCTCTTCGTCCGAGTGGACCGGCTGGATCATCAACGGCGGCACCTGGGGCCTTCCGCTGTGGGGTCTATCCCACGTGGCCCTCGTGGCCGCGCATCCCGACGATGGCCGTCCAGTCCTCTTCGAGTCGACGTCGCTCTATAACGAGCCCTGCCTGCTTCAGGGCGAGATCGTCGAGGGCGTGCAGTGTCACGAGATTTGGCCGCGAGTGGAGGCCTATCGCGGCAAGGTCTGGCACTACCCGCGGCGGCGGTCGATCAGCGCCGAGCAATCGGTCGACCTGACCGAGTTCTGCATGTCGAACCTCGGCACGTCCTACGACCGCATCGGGGCCTTTCGCAGTCGCGGCGCCGGCTTCGGCTGGTTCGAGAAGTTTTTCTTGGGACAGGACCTCACCAGCCTGTTTTGCAGCGAGTTCGCCGCGGTGGCCCTGGACCATATCGAGGCCTTTTACACGGCCAACGCCAGCAAGTGGAACCCCAACGCCCTTTGCCGCGCGCTGTTGCGACGCGGCATTTCCCAGAAGCCCGTGCGGCTGAAGTGAGGATAGATCGTGAGTGATGGCTTAGTAGATTTCTCCGGCGACGTCAACGTTCGCGGCAAACTCACTTGCAAAGAGTCCGTTGCCCCGGACAACTCCGTCGGCAACGACGCGATCAAGGAAGTTCTCTTGGCAGAGAACATTCAGCATCAGTTTCCTCTCCGCTACGCGCAATCCGACGGCTCCGACGTTGTCGCCGACACCGTAATTCTCCACGTCTTTCGCAGTGCCGGCTCGCTCGTTTCCGTCGAGGCGGTGGCCGAGAGCGTACCGGCCGGCGGCGACAAGCAGGTAACCATCGACATCCAGAAATCGAGCGGCGGCGGGTCCTGGTCGACCGTGTTGACGAGCGTAATCACGATCGACTCCGGCGAGACGAACAAAGTACCCGTGACCGGCACGCTCGCTTCGGCTTCGTTTGCCGACGGCGACATTATGCGGCTGGTGGCGGCGGTGAGCGGTTCGACGGGAACGCAGGCACAAGGATTGTGCGTGACTGCCTTCGTGAAGGAACTGCCGACGTAACGAGCAATCGAAAACCGTTTTTGCATTCGACAAAAAACCATTCCCCCTTTTCAATTCGGAGATGTAACATGAAACGTTCGACCAAGCTGTTCCTGACCTACTGGTTCTTCGCGCTGGCCGTGGTGATCGGCCTGACCATCTGGGCGGCCGGACAGGCCCGCGGCGCGATGGCCGACTGTATCGACGCCACCTGCCGAATCACTGCCGGAGACGGCGGCCGGGGAACCGGAT